TCAGTGAGGCCTCCGTCATTTTGGTCGTAAAGACTTTCTAATTTCTCCCTAGAGAGATCAACGTACATCACCTCTTCTCCGGGGTCAGGTGCCTCTGGGTGACGTGGTTTGGGTGGTTGGTCCATCATGGTATTGATGGACCGAATGTTGGACCACATGAGAGCGAATGCTCCTCCCGCAATGAGAGAGAAGCACACGCCCCATGTAAAAGCAAGATAGTGATTCACAGTGCGTTACCGCGTGGGAGAACTTCCTCAGGGAAGACAAAGTTCTCATGTGGTTGGTCAACTGGTGCCAACCATGCGCGAAGGCCTTCGTTCAATAGAATGTTCTTTGTGTAGAACGTTTCAAACTCGGGATCCTCTGCTGCTCGTATCTCTTGAGATACAAAGTCATACGCACGCAGATTAAGTGCCAGACCAATGATGCCAATGCTAGAAGTCCAAAGACCCATGACTGGAACAAATAGCATAAAGAAATGCAACCACCGCTTATTGCTAAACGCAATACCAAAGATCTGAGACCAGAACCTGTTAGCAGTGACCATAGAATAAGTCTCTTCCTCTTGGGTAGAGTCAAAAGCTTTGAAAGTATTTGCCTGTTCACCATCTTGATACAGAGTGTTCTCCACTGTAACACCGTGGATCGCAGAAAGCAACGCACCTCCCAGGATACCTGCCACGCCCATCATAT